GGCGTGACTGCCCCAACCGCGCAATATACTTCAGCAGAGGCAACCAAATTATCCGGCATCGAGGCCTCTGCGGATGTAACGGATGCCACGAACGTAGCTTCTGCACTGGCAAACGGTGTTGCGGCTCTAACGTCTGGCGAGGTAACCCAACTTGCCAACATAGGAACGGAAGCCATATCTGCGGCTGAGTGGGGCTACGTTGCTGGGGCAACTGCTGCCTTTGCAGACAACAGCGTAACTCTGGCTAGAATGGCATCGGGCACAGATGGAAATATCATCAGCTATGACGCCTCTGGAAATCCAGTTGCGGTAGCAACCGGAAACGATGGGCAGGTATTGACCAGCACAGGTGCCGGTAGTCCTCCCGCATTTGAAAATGCTGCTGCTGGTGGTGGTGGCGCTTGGACATTCCTATCGTTAGTAACCGCAACGACAGCAACAACGGTTGATATTGAAACGACATTCGACGACACATACCATGCTTATGTTGTTGTTGCATCTAATGTATACGGAACTGGATTGTCCCCGACAGTGGAATGCTTGCTAAAAATCGGCGGCAGTTATCAAACGTCTAATTATTACGGGCATCTGTCGCAGCCTTATTATGCTTCTGCTGCTTATTCTGGTGTTGCCATGAGCAACGCCTCCGCCATCGCTTTGCAAGATCAGGTTTCGTCCGCCATTAGGCCTAGTGGTTGGGTGATGACCATGCCGCTCGACCCCACCATTACGACAGCGAGGAAGTTCGTTACATGGTCAGGCCATGCGGGGGGGTCTTATAGAAATTCAGGTGGGTCTTGCAATTGCCAGACAGCGGGCGCTTTGACCGGGATTAGATACCAAATCGTAGATGGCACTCTCGGCGGCAATTTCCGGTTGTACGGCATCACCAAATCGTAAGGGGTATAAAATCATGGCTAGATATCGCGCTACAGCAGAGGGCAACGTCCCCTTCACAGCGGCAGAAGAAGAGGCGCAAGACGCCAAGGAATTGGCGTGGGCTGCTAACACTGACGCTAGAGCGTTGGCCGCTATTCGTGAGGAACGCAACACGCTAATTGCAGAAACAGATTGGCGGTTTCGCTCAGACCTGACGCCCTCGCAAAGTTGGATTGACTACTGCCAAGCATTGCGTGATTTCCCAAGTGTTGTTGATCTAGCAAACATCGTGTGGCCCACACCTCCGGCATGATCGCAACTTTAATCACACGCCTAGAAACCCTAGAGGGGGTGTAGAAAGGGCGCTCGAAGTGTTTTAATCCGTCTTGCGCTGACGCGGATGTATAATAAGACAGGGTCCCCCCCCCACAGTAGGGGCAAAGGAATAGAGTTATGCCGCTGACAAAAGTTCAGTTTCGTCCGGGGATTAACCGCGAAAGCACTTCTTTTGCGGATCAACAGGGCTGGTTTAATTCCAACCTCATCCGTTTTAGGAAAGGTCGCCCTGAAAAGATAGGCGGCTGGGAGAAGGTTGGCGGGTCTTCCATCCTGGGAACCGTTCGGTCTCTAAAGACGTGGGTGACCTTAAATGCCCTGAAACTAATGGGCGCAGGCACCACCTCAAAGTTTTATATCGAGAACGGAAACGCTTTTTACGACATCACGCCCGTGCGCTCTACGGACACGTTAGGGACCAATCCGTTTCTCACAGGAAGCGCGGGGTCCGGGGCGGTCACCGTAACTGCCGTAGGGCACAGTGCCGTGGTCGGGGATTACGTGACGTATAGCGGCGCTACGGCTTTCGATGGCCTTACCACGGCGAACCTCAACAAAGAGTTGGTGGTGGCCGCCGTACTCTCTGCAAACTCCTATACGGTGGACACCGGGGGGGCCGCTTCTTCCGGCGCTACGGCGGGCGGGGGTTCCGCGGTCGTTGCAAACTATCAAATTCATGTCGGCACTGAAACAATTCTTTCGGAAGCTGGTTGGGGGGCCGGTTTTTGGGGCGGGCAAACTCTTACCTATTCTCAGACAGACCTAGACGGCGGGATAAGCGATAGCGCTACGTCGATAGCACTCACGTCAGCCGCGGCCTTTGAGACCGTTGCAACGACCCTGTCCGCAGCGGTTGCGACCGTGGATCAGTTCATAAGTCTTGTAGACTCCAGCGGCTTTCCTTCTCGCGGCACCATTAAGATAAACAGTGAGTATGTGATTTACAGAACGAACGTCAGTAACGTTCTTGGGACATTGACCAGGGCCGCGGACGGCACAACCGCCACCACCCATTCGAGTGGGAACGCGGCGACGTTTGTAGGCTTAATACAGATTGCCGAAGAGCTTATTAAATACACGGGAAAGTCCGGCAACACGCTTAACGCGGGTATTGTTCGCGGGGTTCGTGGAACAACTGCGGCGGCCCATTCGGACACGGATATTGTTAAGGAAGCCAACACGTTTTATGGTTGGGGGGATGCGGTAGATACTTCCTCCGCGGGCGAGACCCGCCTGTGGTCTCAGGACAACTGGGGCGAAGACTTGTTAATGAACGTGCGCGACGGCAGTGTTTATTATTGGGATGCTACGCTAGGACTAGCCAACAGAGGGTCTTCCCTAAGCTCCCAAACCGGGTCCTCCGACGCACCCACAACTGCTCGTCAGGTGCTGGTGTCCGACACAGACCGCCATGTAGTCTGTCTGGGTGCGAATACCTTGGGAACCACCACTCAGGATCTTTTGCTGGTCCGCTGGTCAGATCAGGAGAGTGCCGTGGATTGGACGCCCACCGCAACCAACACGGCGGGGGACAACCGCTTGTCCTCGGGCTCCGAGATAATAACGGCAATTGAAACTCGCCAGCAAACCCTTATCTGGACCGATTCCTCCCTCTACAGCATGCGGTTTGTGGGGCCGCCCTTCACGTTTTCTTTTTCTCTGTTGGCGAACAACGTGTCGGTCATCGGCCCTAATGCTGTCGCGTCGGTTGGGGACCGTGTTTTCTGGATGGATACCGAGAATTTCTTCATGTTTGCAGGACAGATACAGGCAATTCCTTGCACCGTTCTCCGGTACGTTTTCGATGACATCAATTTAAACCAACGGGTCAAGTTTTTTGCAGGGTCAAACCGGATGTTTGACGAGGTGTTCTGGTTCTATTGCTCTTCAAGCAGTGATGTTGTTGACCGCTACGCGAAATACAACTACGCGGACAGCACATGGGATATTGGGTTGCTGTCTCGGACGGCGTGGGTTGATTTTGGGATCCACGAAAACCCAAGAGCCGCGGGGGTCGCGGACAGTCTCAACTACATCTATGCCCACGAAACAGGGACCACGGCAGACGGGGCCGCTATGTCGCCGTTTATTGAATCCTCTGTCTTCACTCTTGGTGACGGTGAGCAATTCTCCTTTATAAGCCGCATTCTTCCTGACATAGACATTATAAGCTCGGATGCCGAGGCTTCTGTGGACTACGTCCTAAAAACGAGCAACTACCCCGGCGAGAGCTTGTCTACAAGTTCCACGAGTTCCGTCACAAGCACCACGGATCAGGCTTTTGTCCGCTCGCGCTCACGCTCGGCGGTCCTCCGGGTCGAGAGCGACGACAGCGACATCCAGTGGACTATGGGTGACACCCGGTTGGATATCCGACCAGATGGGAGGCGCTAATGGCTCGTCTCCTAGAAACTCCCCTTCCACTGGCACTCCCGGAGTATGATTTTGGCACACAGGTCCGCTTGGTAAGAGACCTAGAACATGCTCTGACTAAAACGGAGATTCCCGCGGTTATTAGCGGGGAAGACGACACCAATGGTTTGAACTGGTTTATGGGATAATGTCTTCCGCATACAAAAACATACTCACCACCGTAGGGGCAACGGGCGACGTGACGGTTTACACCTGCCCCGCGGTCACGGTTGCCTTGGTGAAGGACATTAATTTGTACAATAGCCATACGGGGTCAGTAGTGGTATACACTAAGGTGACCGATAGTTCCGCTTCGGCAACGGTGACTTTGCAGAAAATGACGTTGGCTACTTTAGCCTCATCCTCTGCTACCGCAGACGTGTCCCTCTCAGGGCCTTTTGTCCTTGAGACAGGCGACACGCTTATCTTCAACTGCGCCATTGCGTCGAAGATCCAAGTCTTTGCAAATGTATTGGAGCTATCGTGATGCAACAACAAACCCACACTAATTTAAACAACGGGCTCCAGTCTTTCGTGGACGCCTCTGCGGATTACGATCTGGCACCGATTGG